CCCAAGAACGCTTTCGAGGATATGTATACTCGAATTGTATCTGAATGGCCTTTGATCGATGTCGGTCGTACCGGCACTTTGGACTTTATGTCCTTCGATCGTGAACTTGATAATTGCATTAATCATTGTCTCACTGAGATGAAGACTTGCAAAGATGGCGAGCGCGTGTACTACAGTTCACGCCTTTTGAATCTGCGCAAGATTGCAGTTGGACGTTGCAAGCAGAAGAAGGGTACTCTTCGCGAGGCTCCCTTTTGCATCCTATTTACTGGAGGTTCCAGTGTAGGAAAAACTTGCATTGCTAGTAGCGTTGGTCGCTACGTTGCCGGAATTGGTGGATATGATAACCACCCTGACAACTGCTTTTCTATGAATGAGCAGGATAAGTTCATGTCCGGTATTGCAACGCATCACACGATTATTCGTATTGACGACATTGCTCAGGTTAAGTCTAGTAAGGCTACTGAGTGTCCGATTGAGAAAATCATTTTGCTGAACAACAACCAGCCTATGCCCGCTACTGTGGCAGAAGCTGAGAAGAAAGGTCAAATTATGCTTGACCCTCGTGTAGTTACGGCAACAACCAACGTAGACGATTTGGATGCCTCATTATGGGTTAATGAACCTGAGGCTATTTTTCGTCGTTTCAACGTCCATGTTGAGCAAATTGTTCGCCCCGAGTATCGGGAGGAAGATTCAGCTCGATTGGACACCAAGAAGATTCGTAAGTTTGGGAGCGATATGTTCCCCGATTATGGTCTCTTCCGTGTTTACAAGTGGATTCCTGATGATAAAGGAGGTTCCACTAAGATGGATAAGCAGATTAAGCAATCATTCCGAAAGAAGTACTTTTTCCATGAGGATAAGTGGCTTAGTGTTAAGGAATTGCTTGAGTTCTTGCGTGTTGAAGCGTTGGATCATTTTGAAGGCCAGAGGGCCTTCGTCGCGGGACAGCGTGCGAACGATAAGTTCGACATCTGTTCCACTTGCCATATGCCGGCACAGTTTTGCGAATGTGAGTCTTTGGACTCGCAAGCTGGACTACCCGGTGTTCAACAAGTGCGAGATTGGTACCTCGCCCTCGAGGAACGTGTTTGCAGCCGCATTGATTTGTGGTTGCGTGAGTTTTTCATGAGTCAGTCAGGTTTGCTCCTGGTTGGCTTTAGCTATCGTGCTACAATTATTGAATTGATGAAGAAGCATGTTGCTCAATTGATTACTGTGATCGTGATGGCAATTATTAACGAATTGCACGGAGCACGCTATGGAGCGTGCATCATGGTGTTTGCACTTTTGGTTTATTGTGCCTTCATTTATATGAAGGTTTTGTGCATGCGCCGCGAGATGATTGAGCGTTGGACTACGTGTCCGCGCCCATCTGTGTGGTTTGGAGAACTTTCTTGGGATACTAAGAAGAAGATTCTCTTTGCCTTCGGTGGTTTGTGGCTGTGGCGCTTATTGCGCACAGCAGCTTCCATGTATTTTGCTACTTTGAGTGTTAACCAGAGTGGTGAAAAGGATGGTAC